AAGGCATCACTCCAGGACAACCCACAGGCACTTTGCGTTGGAAAGTTGGTTTATCGTATGGACTATAATCAGGATTGTCTGGCATGGTAATTTCTTCATCAATGGGTTTAATTTCTTGTATTCTATATGAGTATGTTTTGCCATCATCACCTGTTACGTGATAATAACCATCTGCATCACCTGTAACTGTGCCTTCTTTGCCATCTGGGCATTTAACTTTATCGCCTACGTTAATAGCCGCTTCGTTTAATGCACGTTCAAATGCCTCTTCTAGTGTCTCATCTTTAGCCATCTTTTCTGTTCGTCTGCGGGCAACATCGCTCATGTGATGGATCTTACCAACAGGATCTTTCTTCTTAGTTTGTTTTTTCCAATCACCTTCGTGTTCCCAGCCTGTTAATTTGCCTGTTTTTGGATCATATGAGACTTTGTCTTTGGCTTCGTTTACTTCATTGTCTTGGTCATATTCTTTCTTTGAGATAAAATGATTTTCTTCGCAGCAGCCAAGTTTGTCATCGCGTGGGTCACCACAGTAAACACAAACTTCTTCGTTGTCATCAATATCTCGTTCCTCTGTTACTTCTTTACTTTCAATACCAGCGTCCTGTTCAATTTGTCGAACCCAACCACTGACATCACTAGTGCCAATTTCTTCAACAGGCGCAGTCCAATTGGCGATTTCACGTGCCGCTTCTAATACACCATCTGGGCCTAGTTTCATCAATAGTTCATGATGGCTGTGTGCGATCCTACGTATGATAGCTGATTGGATCGCTTCGAAACCACCATCATCATCTTCTTCGTCTTCTTTTACTGTATCTTTGTATAAGTCGTCAATGTCACCTAGGTAACCATCGCAGGCGTGTTCTTCATCATGTGGACAATCACCGCCGCAATATTTGCAATCTTCTTTGTCTTCTTCGTAGACCACACCATCTATACCACTGTTGCTTGAGCCATAAGTGTTACCTTCGTCTACTTCTTGATTGTCTTCTGCTGGTTCTGCTGGTGTATCTTGGTCACCGATTTCATTCATGATCTGTTGATAGATGTGTGGTAGGTTATCCTGTAGCCAATCAACTACTAGATCACGTGCATCAGCTTCTGGATCTGATTTAGCCAGTTCTCCTAAACGATCAAACAGTCTGTCGTCACCGATGATATCGTACAGTGCGTTGGTAGCGTTCTGTGCATCTACTCCCACTGGCAAGGGTTGATTTAGTACGTCGATCAACTTACCAACTTCATCATCACTGTCTGGCACTGCCCAAGTACCTTCACTGACCGTGTCGGCCCAGCTTTCAAATTGTTCTGCAAATTTATTTTCTTTCTTCATGTTATATGCCTTATGTACCAAAGGTAATGCTTCCTCTAAACGTTCATCAAATGTGCGTTTAACGAAACGCTCTTTCATTTCATCGGTGTCAACTTCTGGAATGTACGAAGTCGATGTTGCTACAAATTGTTCTGCGCATTTTTTGTAACCTTTCTTGCCTGTCATGCGAGTTAGTGTGTTATTTAATAGGCCATGATATTCAAATGCTGCTTCTACCATGGCGTGTGTTTGCGTGTCTTCAAATGTTCTGTGGCGGACCTTGTTCAAGAATGGTTTAAGTTTAGCCGCTTCTACAGCCATTTCACAGATATGTCGACCTAGATCATCATGTAGGTTACCGCCCTGTTTGAAATGCTGTGCTACTGCACGGGCTAGTTTCAAGCTCTTGACTGGCATCTTGAAACGCTCACCTTCTTGATTTTCAACGTAGATGCTGTTGATATGATGTGCTCGGGCACGGCGATTTTCTTCATCTAGGATAGGTTGGCTGTGGCGAACTATGATGCGTACAGGACCTTTCTTTTCGTAACTTGATCTGCGAGTACCATATAGACTTTCGCTGACCACATCGTCTCTACTATAAGTATCATCTGACTTACTGACCTGCTGTAGATCACGATGCTTTAGGGTTGAGCGTGTGATATCTCTGGGTTCAAAGCTGAGCAGATTGCGCTTGGCAAATTCACGCAGTTCACGTAGGAATCTATACCATTCTTGCTTGTGTTCGTCATCCAGATCACCGCTGATGTTCTTGCTAAAATAGACTTTTAAGCTGGTTTCATCTATCAGGCTGATGGTGATATTACCATGATCATGGTCATCTATCACATAGTCAAAGTTGAAAAAGCGTGCAGATTCTGGATCTGTAGTGGCCTTGGCTTTATCATCGCCCAAGCTGACATCCTCGAATCTATCACGGATTTTCTCAAATAGACCTTCTGCTATCTTGTTAATTTCTCTCATGTAAGTATTTATCTTAAGTGATAAAGAATGGCATGGGCTCGATCACATCTTCTAGGCTGTCTTTCATGGTCAAATCCAGCTGGCTGTCAAAGCTCTGCAGCATCTGTGCCATGCGTACTATTAAGATCAAGCTCATCACTAGATCGTCAGTTTCACCTGGTTTTGCCGCATAGCTGCTACCGTGGGCTACAAATGTTTTTAGCTCTGATATTAGTGGACGGCTGACGATCATCATGCGTTTGGATTCTATTAGATTCTTGAGCTTGGCACAGGCCGATATCTTGCTGGAATTAGTGGTATTAAATCCCTTGCGATAACGTCGACCAGATCCCATGCGTTTAGGTTCACTTAGGAATATACCCTTGATGTTCTCTTCACCAATTTCACTGATGCTGATCAGAGCCGCTTCGCCTACGGTGTTATTTTCGACACTGTAATAGATATTATTAGGATTTACAGTTTCAGCTAGATATTTGGTAATCTCTGTTAGGATTCCCACCTGTTGCTGTATGGGTGTGCGATTATGTTGCCACTCACCCACTTGCCTAAATGTGGGCAACTCAAATATCTGTATGCCAGCAGGGTCACCACCTGTACCTAGGCTGGGATCTAAGGACACCACATAGGTATACTGTGTTTCTGGACGTTTATACCAACGTACCTGTCCTTGGCGTTCTATGGGATCTAACCCTTGCATTTCAACTAAGAAACTAGGACTGATCAAGGTTTCTTCCCAGATGATAAATTCACAATCCATTTCTCTACGAAAACGTTCATCGCCTAGCTGACTACGAGTCTGTACTGCCCATGCTTCATCACGATCTGGATGTTCATTCCAATAGCTACGAAACGCTTTGAATCCGTTAATACCTATTTCAGTTGGATTGCCAAATTCATCAAACTGCTTGTTAGCACCTTTCCATAGGGTAGCAAACTGATCTTCATCGCTGTTAGGTGTACTAGTGATAATACATTTACCACCAGTGGCCAATGTGGGGCTGATTGAAGTCCAAAACTCACGACCAATAGTAGGGCGGACGAAAGCAAACTCATCTGCATATAGTAATGATATAGACATACCTCGACCAGTGTTTTCTGTTGTAGTAGCACTCACTATGCGACTGCCATTGTCAAAGTCTATACTACCCTTGTTATAACTCACAGCACCTGCACGTATAAAGTCCGGCACGCTTTCATAGGCGTAGCGTATACGTTGCATGATTTCTTGTGAGCCTGTGTATTTGTGTGCGGCAATTAGGATAGTCGCATCAGCAACAAACATAGCATACCAAAGTAGGTATCCTGCGGCTGAAGTTGATTTACCTGTTTGCCGAGGCATTAGTGAGATGCTGAATCGGTAGTTATGGTATGAATGTATCAGGCGTTTCTGATACTCAAAAGGGGTATACAACATACGTCCACGAGTAGGATGCTGTATGTAGAAGTAATTACTCATGAAGTATTCAGGACCCGTGATAGGATCTGCGCACTTTGCGAATTCTCTTAATTGTTCTTCTGTAAAGCTCTCACGAGTGTGGGGTTTCTTTACTAGAACACTATCTGTGCCTTTTGCTGTTGCCATATTATTACTTATCTTGGCGGGGGTAGGTTACTACAATTACCAGGGTTTTTCGCCTGTTAGATATGGTAAACTAAACCATAGTTTAAACCATTCTGGAGTTCCTGGTTGGATATTGTTGTTGTTTTGGTATTGTATCTTTTCGTTGGCAGTAACACTCATGTTGCTACCTTCTGTGTGAACTGAGCCTTCTCCCTGATATTCCTGTAGGCGCCCGATATTTTGTGTGATACCTGCTAGTTGTTTGATTTGATCTATATCATCCATGTTAAACTCCGTATTTGTTACGTTTAGGTTTAGCTACTGGACTGACTTTGTTGATTTTTTCTAATTCTTCACTGCCTTTTCCGCTGTGTTTTCTTGTTTTTAATCCAAATTCTTTGCGTGCATGATCGATGATTTCTTGATCAGCATCACTATACCCTACCGTTGTAAATTCACTACCAATTGGACCTAAAGGATCAATTACGTCATCGGGACTTCGTGCTAACGCCATACCAAATCTGTAAGCAACATAAGGATGTGAATTATTATCTAAATATGGATAACTATTTACGTTTGATAGAGATTGGCGAGTTGTCTTACGAAGTTCACCTCTTTCTAATACTTCAGTAATGATCTCATTGATTTTCATAATCGTCTTGATCTTCGTCTTCGTCGCCACTGTCAATCAGCATATTGCGTAGGCTAGCTATGCTACCTGGTTGGCGGCGATCATCTATGAAACTTTCTAAATGTGGAGCGAGATAACTACGGATCTGGCCTGCAAATGGACCTGGAAGATCACGACCATAACGTGCTAGATCACCGGCGATACCTGCAGCTTGATTAAGATGTTCTTCAAGTTGGTCTAGCATATCGCTGAGATGTGTTCTATCTACAGCATCCTCTTGGATAGGTTCGCCTGCAGCAATGGCGTCCATCATCTCAACAAATTCTTTAAGCTCTTTCATATTATGCCTTAACGTCATTAATCATACTTTCGTATGCTTTCCAAAGACTTTCTTCTTTGGCTTCTGCTACTGCCATTGGATTGTCACCAGGATATTCTTTTCTGTACATTTTTTTAGCGCGGTCTTCACCTGTGCCACTTGGGATCGCAGCGTCTGTGCCTGCTACATCTTCATGTGGAGTGTTTGCATATTCTACGTCACGCTCTGTTGGTCCTTCTTCAGCAACGACTTCTTCAACCATCGCTGGTTGTGCTTGGATAGCAACCACTGGCATGCCACTTAACTTGCGGATTAGATTAACTACATCTTCTTCGCCGTTAGCTGATACGTTTAAGTTGATATCTTCTTTTACTGTGTATTTTTTACCGTCCACTTCAAACTCCTTTTTCCCGTCGGCGCGAGCTTTGGCTAATGCGCCTGAGAATTCGTTACCTTCACCTACTTCTTCTTCACTTACTAATACTTCATCTTCAGCATCTTTGATGGGTGTAGTATCAACACCTGCAGCCGCCAAGAACATTTCTTTTTTAAATCTTGGATTTTGTTGCTTGAATATGTCTGCATGATACATGGCCAATTCAGTACGTTTGGCTATATCTGGAATCGATTTAAGCAAGTCTGCTACCATGCGGAAATCTTTGCGTGTCGCGGCTTCATTCAATTCTTCTTCGCTACAGCCCATACCTTCGTCCATAGCTTTTACATCCTCACAACAGCAAGGATCAGCATTACATTTTGAGCAACCTGCATAGGTCAATGGACTTGCCGAGTCACCTGGTACCATTGGATTGAAGTCCTCACGTGCCAGGCCTGCTAGTTTAGCAATTTCTGCTAGCTCGTGTTCTGCATCTAATAGAGGTTCTTCACTGACGAAACTGTTCATCGGTGCACCACATTCCATAGCTTCTTTTTCCTTGCTAGCACAGAAATGTCCGTATGATGTAGCGGCATCACCTATGAAGTCTTCATCATAGTGTACTAACCAACGTGCGGCTTTAGGTGTTAATTTTAATTCAATCAGTTCATCGTAGACTGCTTTAACGAAAGCTTCTGAATTAACATCTAATCCTGGTTGTTCATCACACAAGACTCGACCTATTGTTTCATAAGTGTATTCACTGCTTTCTGGGTTACGTCCTTCTTTGACCATTTTGTGTTTTTTTAATTCTACTTTGGAATTTTTAATTGTATCACCAAATTTTGTAGCTTCTTCTACTTGGCCTTTATTACGTGCTTTCCATGCTGTTGCGTAAGCGATACCTTTTTCTTTCTTAGATAGATTGCCGTCTTTGCTGTAACCTTTCTTGATGTGTTTAACCATGCGTTCAGCTTTGGCACCTGGAGGTGCTACTTCATCAACTTGTTTAGCATCTTTGGCTGCTTTCTTCATTGGTTCTGTCTTGTTGCCATCTTTGTCAAGATCGATATAGTCTGGTTTAGCTGATTCATCAAACTTGTCATGACGAGCACGTAGCTTAGCCATGGTCTCTTTGCCAGCACCTTCACGACCTGCTTGCTGTAGGGCTTTCATGCCTTCTTTGCCATATTTCTTTTTACCCAGATATGCTTGTAGACCGCTTTCATCTACTTCATCTTTGTCTTCATCATCTTTCTGAGCTGATCCACCGTAGGCACGACCTTTGACCACACGTGAGGATGATTTGCTATCATAATCACCTTTCTCAGCACGTTCATCTTCTTGCTTGTCTTTAAGAGCTTGTAGACGTTTACGTTTAGCAACTGCGTCTTTGTCTATCTCAGCCGGTTCGTGTTTTTTAGCACTCTTAGCCGCCGATTTCATTGGCTCATCAGTGTCACCATCCTTGTCAAGATCTAAGAAGTCTGGTTTTGCATCTTCACTGAATTTTGCAAATCTTTCCATCAGACTTGTTGCTAGTTTGTTAATAGTTTCATTCATAGTAGGGGTTCCTAAATCAAATTGTCCTTGTGTTCCGGTTGGGGTGTTTGCTAGTGGAGCAAACAGATCTTGTGTTTGGCCTTTCTTTAATGGTGCTGGTGCTGGTGCAGCTTTTTTTGGTGCCGGCTCATTTATATTTTTTATGAACCAAACAAACTGACTTCTATCACCCAATACATTATTAATAAACTGATCTTGCTGTTTAGCAGACATTTTAGTAAGGATCGTGATAAATTTGTCCATGGTAGCTTTGGATATGTTAACTGCTCCATCTGCAAATTCTAATTTAATAGACTCTTGTGGTGCAGTTGGTAATGCCTGTCCTGGTTGTGGTCCTAGTTCCATCGCTTCTTGATATTTTGCCCAAGCATCTGACCATTGGTATAATGCCATTGTATTTTTTGATGCCGTTGGTGATAATTCATTGAGTAATGCTTCTTCCAATTTAGCTCCTGATCGCTTCTTTAAAAGATCTGCAGCTTTTCCATAATTCTTTTGTTGTGTCTTTGGAGCTGTTGATATTGGTGCAGGAGTGATTTGTGGGATTTCATTTGGTGATGGTTGATTCTTTAACAGGTCTTGTACACTACGAGCCAAGGAACTATCCGCTGTAGATTTTGTGCTGTCTTGATCATCAACACCTGCAATATCAGTGTCTATGTCAACTACTGGTTGATTTTGGATTGATGGTTGCTCTTTTTCTTTAGTTTTGACTTTTTCTTTGGCCTTAGCTACGATCTCTTTACCTCGCGCCGCTATTTTTTCCGGAGCAGCACCAGTATCTTTCGTTGCCTTAGCAAAATCCACAGCAGCTTGAGCTTGTTGTTGGACTGGTAGGTTAGCCGCAGCTACCTGTTGGGTGAAATCTTGGAATCGTTTTTCCTGTGCATCATAGCGTGCATTAGCATCAGTCACTGCTTGCTCTGTTTGTTTTATTTCTTTCTGTTGAGAATCAATGGTAGACTTGGCTTTGTTCATCCACTCGCCGGTTTCCCTGTCGCGACGATCGAGTTCTTCTGTTTTATCACCAATGGCTGCAACTACAGCCTCGAGATCACTTGACGTTTCGGGAAACTTGGCCTTGGCTAATTGAACAAATCGTTTGGCTTGTGGGTTTAGATATTTGTCTTCTGCTTCATCATTGGAATTAAATTTATCAAATTTTGCTTCAAGAGTGTTAATGGCTTCCATAATATCGCCGCGAGGATCTACGCTTTCGTAAATAGGCTCTGCCTCTACAGTACTTACTGGAGTACTTTTAGACAGGTTATTTAAAATATCGTAGATATTATTGCTCATATATTATTTGCTACCTACTGGACTTTTATCACCAGCAGCTATATCATTAGTTGTTTTACCATATGCGGGATTTGCAACACCACCAATGGTATTGTCACTGCCCGCTATCTCAAACTCTGCTGGTTTACTTAATTCTTTAAGTATGGTTCCCGCCTCGCTATAAGACTTGCTGGCCGCTTTTTGATCTGCATCAGCTTTTGGATAAGGCTTTGTTAATTCTGCATCACCTTGTTTGTATTCTTTAATTTCGCTTTCACCGTCTATATTCCAACGCCAAATTTCTTCTGGGTTATATTTAGGAACAACGACTACACTAGCTATAGGGCAACCTAGGCGTTCAGCGACGATACTGCGTAATTGTTGATCATTTACTGGATATTTTAGAACTGCATCCATTATGAACACTTCGCAGTTAGGAATGCTAGGGAAGTCGATATCGTTGGCTTTAATTGGTATACGTTTTGTTTCACTCACGCTTTCTAAAGCGTATTTTGCAAGACCAACTTTAAGTCCGTCTAACTTATCTTTAGGATCACAGTTAGCGATCTTGATGCGGAATTCATAAGTTTTTTGGACTTCTGAAAGATATTTTAAAAAGTTCTTCATATTTTAGTATCCTATTAGTGTTATTTATCAAGAATCCGGAGATTATTTGCCTAGAATCTGCTTGAGCAGTTCGTTGCGATCTAGTATCACACCCTTGCCATCGGCGGCATCTACTAGTTTTTCGCCATCGTTTTTGGCATTTGTTTGGTCTAAACGTGCCTTTTTCAGCTGTAGATCAACCATACGTAGCTTCTTATCCAGCTTGGCTTGCTTGGCTGTGATAGCGTGTCCTAGCAGGGTACCTGCTGTGGCTAGGATGTGTCCGCTGAAGCGTGCTTCAACGTTCATTCCTAGATCAATTAGGTCCTGGAATTTTTCTTTAGCAAGATCGCTGAGTTCATCTAGCTCTCGATCGCTGACATCTAAGTCTGCTACAAATGGTAGTGCGGCATCGATCTTATCAATGGCTAGATCTACTTCTTTGATGATAGCACGATTTTCTTCGATGGTAGATTTGGATTCTTCAGCTGATGTTTCTTCAGCAGGAGGTAGATTAAACAGTTCTTCGAGTTTTTGTGTCATACCGATATTTATCGTTTGACATTTTTGAAGATATCGTATTCGGTTATAACACGGAAGCGCATATTATTGGCTCGGGCCCAACTATCCGCAGCTGCCCACTTGGCCATATTAATAGCCACGCTGAGTTTATCACGATAGCTACGTGCTGATTCCATGGTAGTCTCGGCTGAGGGCTTTACTTCTACTACTTCTGTATGTTGCTTTTGATTGGCATCTACGTAGACTATGAGAAAGTCTGGAACATAGATAGTATTCTTACCACTGACTGGATTATAGTAAGGAATCTTAACGCTCTCTGACGTCCAATTTAGTACTGCGGGATTATTGTCACAGAAATTCATGAACGCGAATTCCCAACTACTACGATATGTAGGGCTTTTCTTCCCCATATATTTTTCTGGATTCTTTATTGTAAATTTACCGTTAGCGTACTTGGCCATTATGCTAAGATAGTTCTCTGTATGTATTTGCCAGTCCTGGGACTATTACTCAATCCAAGTAAACTAGTTCCTACGCGATTAAGATTCAACAGCATGGTTAAATATGCATCAAGTTCGCTGAGATTATTATAAGGCACACTAGGACCTGGTTTAGCATACTGTTTTGATCCTGCTGTCCAGTTTCCTGTATTTGGATCATAGGCATTTGTGTCCTGCGCATCGCTATTGGTTTCACTAGAATATGTAGGACTTGTTAGCCTATTTTTGTCACTGAATTTTTTCAACTGCTCGACAACTTCTAGAGGATCTAGACTCTGCTGTATGCAGGTATAGACCACAGCACCTGCTAGTGTTTTACCGGTTTCTCTGTCCCCCGTTATCATTTGGAAATAGGCCACCACTGCATCATTTTCGCTAGGGCCAACCACGGGCTGTTGGACGTAGAAATTATTAAAGTATTGTTGGGTTTCGTTTAAGCCGTCGTTGGTTGGTAAATTTCCCGAAGTTGCTGACATAGTATATCCTTATAAATCTGTGCGACCTTGGTCGCTTGAGCCAAAGATACTAGAAGTCGACCTCTTAATACCATCTTGTACCGTGCCACTGGTAGGCACGAAAATACTGCTGAGCGGAGAGCGTCCTTTCATGATATTTTCGCCAATCCGGCTCAGATCCAATGCAGGAGTTTGTTTGATCTGTGTGTTAGTGCCTGTGAGGATATTCGTAGCATTGATGACATTCTGTACCGTGCTGCCTAGGTCCCCATTCTCAATGCTGTTTAATATGCTGTCTCCGGCACCGATCAAAGCACCAAGATTACGCAGTGGGCTGCTAGTTTGATCATAGTGTACTTCGCTAAATCCTAGGACTGTACCATTGCTGACTGGACCTGTGTCATACAACACACTTTCATAATTGACCGTCATAGTATGTTCCAATGGTTGGTATTCACCGGCTGTGTGTTGGCCATGTTGGAATATGCTGATCATTGGGCGGATTAGATAATAGCTGCTGAAGCGTTTCTGATGCAGGCTATAGATCCTTATGCTGGTGATAAAAGGAATGTTACCTGCCAGATCGGTCTTGGGACTGTATCCCCAATTCTGTTGCTGGCGTTGTTTATACTTGCTGTCATCTTTGAAATTTTCCAATGGATAATCGCTGTCTCTGTAGTAGTAAGAATAGTAGTTGTACCAGAACTTGCGAACTACATCAGCACTATCATCATGGAAGGTGATGGTCACTGGATCATAGGTAACCTTTTCTTGTTGTACTGTCTTTCTATTGTAGGCATTATGCGTCTTGGTAGTGACAGTAAATTTAGGTAACTGTACTTGCTTGGCCATAAGCCCCGTTTCTATCTGGCTTAATTGATCCATGTTGGCTATGTTCGGATTTACATCAATAAACACGTGGAATAGATTATTTAATTTAGGGCTAAGTCTATACAAGCCATCAATGAATGTTCGTGCGGCATGCTGATAGTCCCTGACATTCCTATTAGGTGCTATCGACTGTAAGATACTGCCCCAGATGTTGTTTCTTGCCATGGTCGTTTCCGTTTTATATATTTATCCGATAAAAAAAGCCCGGTTTTTTACGCCGAGCTTTTTGAAGAGTTTCGTCTGGATTATCCAGTAATTACTGTGCCTAGTGTTCTTGTTATCTGAGAACCAATACCTGAACCTGTAGGTGTTTGCAGTGCGTTGTCGTAACGTATTGTCAATGATACTGTTACTGGATCATTGGTAGCATAGTTATTGTCACCATAGTCTGTGGTGCTTAGGTAACAACCATACATCTCCCAAGTTTCAAGGATGTTAGGAACGTTCGTTCCGTTGCCACCATCGAGGATTTCAAGAACAGTAGTAAATTTATAATCAATACCTGAACTTGCAGAACTTTGTTCAAAGAAATCATATTGTTTCTGCATCTGTTCACCAACACGTTTGCTTACTTCACCGCCCGCATCATCACGTAACATGCAGGATACTTCTGCCCAGGTAGGTTTACCAGCTAGATAAACTTTGCTGTTGTAGATAGGAATTTCAATAGGGTCAAAACTCACGCTCGGACGTTTGAAATCCATGACCTGTTTGGTCAGCTCAGTAGTAGGTTGTGTAACACCAAAATTCAAGAAAGTCACGCGAAAGCGAAACTTTAATTTTGGCATTAACAGACCCTGTGAACTAGCACTCTGATTTGTGCTTAGGGGTACTGTAAAATTTGTTAATGATGATGTTGCCATCTTATTTTCCTTTTAATACTATAATAGTATTTAGCTGTTTTTATCTCATATCGGGGGAGGATCACTCCTCCCATAATATGCGTATATTAATTAATAGTCAAAGCTGCTCCGGTGTTTTGTAAGCGAACCGGAATATAGATAAACTCAATGGCTTTAACTGGTTGTATAGCGATATCAATATACAATTCATTATTATCAATCCTGATAGGAGTGTTATTTGATGTATCGCACACTACCAAGTAGTCATAGATCGCACGTTTAGCAACTAGATCGTTAAACACTGAATCAAATGCTCCTTTGACTTGGCTACGTGTAATCGTGTCATTTGGTTCAAATATAAATGGCTGTGCAATCCTACCTAATATTGTTCTTAGATAAACAACTAGTCTTGCCACGTTGATACGATCCATCGCACTTGCCTGCGCACTGCGAGTTTTCTGACCGTATGCGACTAAGCCAACACCAGGTAATATAGTGATTGGATTAACTCTGTTTCTGTATAGAACATCTCGCAATCCACTCGTTACACCAATTGACTTGAACGTATTATTGTCTGCTGTATCAACATAACCAATAGCTGTGACATTATCAATTAAACCGCGGCGCACACCTGCTGGTGCAAACCATGGATAACTAACAGCATCACTGCGGATGATAGTTCTCAGCATCATGTGACTTGGAGGAACTACGACACTTTCTCCATCTAGATTAGTAGCAAATCCACTTGGATAGTAAACACCTAGATATTCGCTGTTGCTGACTAACCCATCTACACCATTATCTACCACAAGGTTAGTATTTCTAGCCCATGCATCAATGTTAGTCGAATCACTAGTTAAGTCTAATGGACTATCACCGATAATGAAAGCTGTGTTAAGGCGATCATTGTTTAAGGTAATCATGTCTTGGATCAGTTCAGGGTATCCTGGGCAGCAGATCAAGTTGAAATTTGTCTGTTCTTCACGTAACACTGTGCTTGCGGCCACTGCTGCTTTAAGTGCTTCAACCACTGTTGAACGCTGTGCTTTAGTGCCAAAGTATGGAACTGCTGTTGTAGGATCAACTCCACTTTGTGTGAACCATGTTGCTGCTTCTGTGCCTGTGACTGTTGCTAGTTCTGCACTGGTAAATCCTGCACTTTCAAATCGTTTAACATTAAATCCACTGCGACGTGTATTGAATAATATTGTACCACGTGCATATAATTGATATGCTGGACAATCTGGATCAATGTAATCGCTGGTAATTAAACTTGTGATAGTTGGCAAGCTGCCTGTGACAACATCAACGTTACCTGTAGCTGACCAACGTGCATCTGCGAACACTATGCCATTGGCATCAACATCATCTGCGTTGTCAAATAATTCCCATGTCGCACCATTGTAGCGATACAATACAGGATAGTTGGCTAGATCAGCATCACTGGTACTGATCCATAAGTCACCTTGGACTAATTGACTAGTGCCATCATTCTGTGTTAGTGGTTGGCTAGCTGCAAAAATTGGACCAGCTGGGTCTGTTGCTGTTAGATCATATCCACGTGCATCATTTGCCACGTTTCGATAACCTTTCCAACCTGCACCATCATTGATTAGGATGTCAGCTACTAATGGATCACTATAGTACCATAACGTACCATCGCGTGGATCACTGTAAGGCTCTGTTGCTGAATATGTATAGGTTAGTTCTGTAAATGGGCTAGCTAGATATACCACACTCGGAGTTAGTTCTTGAACACGAATAGAACTATTTAACCCAGCTGTGTCCATCGGAGTACCAACTAACTGCGTCCATCCAATAATACCACCAGCTAGATGGCTAACAAAAACTTGTCCATCTGAGTTAATTCCTGCTGTGATATTTGGCAAATTGGCTGCTAGTATAGCACTAACCAATGCTGTTGCTGGTTGTACATTGCCACTGCCACCAATGGTCACTGTGGCCGTGCTTAATGTGCTGCTACCCGGAACACTTACACTCATGCTGAAACTATCATTGGCTCTATATGTTAGTGCTGCTCCACCTGCTACTGTACCATTGATAGTCAAGATACCTTGGACGTTCTTGATGAAAGGAGTAAATGTAGCTGATGTTGTACCTAATAGGTCATATTTAACATATAATGCACCTGCATCAAGGCTTGCACCGCCACCTACTGGATCTAGACCATATATGGCTGCTGCATCACCTATGTATAATGGAGCACTTAACAGTGTGAAACTGTCTAATACAGCACTGTATTCTTTGATCGCATAGCTAGCACCGTTGCCTGTGGCAGTGGTCTTGAACCATACTGATCCATCAGGACGTGGAGTTACATCACTGGTTCTCCAAGCTGGAGGTGCTGTGTAACCAGCAAATTCAACAGTTGGGCTATTGTAGGCATAGACATTACCACCACTGCTGATAGTAGCTAATCCTGATTGTAGGATACCTAGGTTAGCCGCGCAGTCAACGTTTGCTCCAAGGAGCACTGATCCTCGAATAATTTGTAGCGTATCTGGTTCACTTGTGCTAGTGTCAATCACGCCTCGAAGGTTACCAGCTGCATTGCTGTAAAGAACTGTTAGACCGTTTGAGAAAATTTCCAATTGGTTGCTAGAGTTTACAAATGCCGAAACACCCGCAATACTTGCTGAATTAATATTAGTTGCAGCTGCTGAAGCTGTCGTGCCCGACATGGTAACAAGATTACCATTGATGAACATTTTATCGCCGGCTGTAACTGTAGGACTTGCGATGTTACCTGTAACCGTCGGAACCACTGATTTCCAATCGTCGCTGCCTACTAGTACCCAGGCATTGTCAAATCCCTTGTAATAGATTGGATTAGCTGAACTTGTGGCTACCACAGCATACTCACCAATGCTACCGTATGAAGCTAGTGGAATACCACTGCTGAGATAGCTAGTCGATGTGATCACTGATGGTGTTGTTAGGGTGAATCCAGTATCTTCTGACCACTCATAGATACCATAGTTAGTAGTGCCTATGTCTAACCAATATGTTCCATCAGGAGGTGTTCCTGTTGGGCGTGTGCTTGTACCTTCTAGCTGTGCTAGATTAATATTGGCTCGTTGCACATACATGGTATTAGTCACACCCAGTGCTGAATAAGCTGCTAATAGGCCATATTCGTTGCGTTCATCGCCGTTAATTGGATTATCACTTGCATCAACTGCGAAGAAAGGGTTACCAAATAAATTAACGAGATCGCGTTGGCTAGTTACAGTGATGATCTTTTCAGCATTGGCTATGGTTGTGCCTGCTGCGAGTGTATCACCTGGAGATAATTTGTCTTGTGCTGTAGCAAGGATAACCAAGGGTACTGAACCAGCTTGGGTTGGTGCGTATTGGCTTTGATCAATAATGGTTACTTGAACGCCTGGGGAAACTAATGATGCCATAGTATGAGATCCTTTAAATAGATTACTTTAAACTATTTATAGATATTTGGCAATTTTGGTGTTCTAAGGTGCCCTTTGAAAGGTTCATCCACTGCTGTAAGCTAAATAGGTATATGGAATACCGAAAAATATGTCTAATCTGTGGTAAAAAGCCGGTTGCTGTAAACTATAAGATGCATGGCAAGACTTACTATAGGACTCGCTGCGATAGCTGTATCAGAAAGAAGAAAAATCTACCTGCGCCCAGACCACGTTGGATGGAACTAGGCTATAAAAAGAAACCACACTGTGAAAAGTGTGGATTCAAGGCTAAACTAAAAGAACAGTTATATGTCTATCACGTCGATGGTGATCTAAACAATACAGCAATAACTAATTTAAAAACAGTCTGTGCTAACTGCCAATTTGAAGTTGCTCGCGAGGGCCTAGGGTGGCGGCAGGGCGATCTCGTTCCTGATTTTTAACTAATATTTGTTCTATCTGTAGGTATAAATCATCTAACGAGCCGTTATTATCTAACACTGCATCAAACTTACTACCAATCCAAGCAGTTTCACTGGCATGTATCTTGAGTTTTTCAATGTTGTGCTTGCTCAAGGCCCAATTCATATTACGGCTAGGCCCTTTGTTCATGCTGACAGCATCATCGTACCATTGGGGTTCTGCTCCACGTTTGACACGTATGATCTTACCTCCAGCTTTGCGTATGGCCTTGAGTTCGTTAGGAAATCGACAATCAGTGATGACGATGTCATCTTTGCTCTGTCGCAGGCGATTTTCTAGACTAGCTACCCAGATATCATCGTGGAAGGCTCGGCGGCAGACTTCTGTGCCCCAATACTGTAAGACCCAGCGTGGAGTTAGTTTGGGCATCTTCAAGCGATCAGCCCAGAATAGATCTACTTGCTCTCTCCACTCTCTTGATTGTTTGGTGCGGCCTTCTAATAGTTCACGATCCCACCCAAACACAGCGGCCACGCTGTCTTTGAGACTGTTGGCGAAACTTTCTCTACGGAATTCGTGTAGGTTAACCAGATAATCTGCTACTGTGTCCTTGCCCGCACCAATCAGTCCACAGATACCAATGACTTGACTCATAGCTACTCCTTAGTTGATATACTATTTTACGGGAATTCGCTGCTGAAGTCTAGAGGTTTTAACCCATTATCCAAGTTAATGGTTGACCACCGTCTACATAGTTCTTGATTTCTTCATCAAGTTTATCTAGTAGGGCCTGACCTTCTTGTTTGAGTGCAGTACCGTTAAGGCTAGTACCGCCTTGTGGGCCTGCGATTGATGCGAATTTTTCACGTGCTTGACCTATGCTCATAGATGTCAGTGCATAAGCGTAGTCTTGTATCCATGGAAATACCTGCGGATCATTCAGCAACATGATATCTGGTTTGTAGTTGTAGACCCAAAGCAAGATGCTTTCACTTACTTCATTGTTTGGGCTAGTTCCATTAAATGGTTGTTTGCGTACTAGTGTTAGTTTCTTAGTTACCTTGTTCCAGGTAAAGTTCATGAAGCCACCAAACATGCGCATGGCTAGTTTTTGATAGTCTACGAATAATTCATAGTTGGTTAACCCACCAACTCGTCCCGCTACCAGCATGTAGGTGTTTAGATATCCTGATGCAAATGGTTCAAATTGGCTGGCAGTCGTGCCTGTTACGCTGCCAATGCCGCGGCGGAATACCTGTTTAACGTCCATGATATAGCTAGGCAAGATGTATTCCTGTGTTTCGGGGTGTATGTCTAGGAACGCATATGATTCTTCTACTGAATTACTGCTCTTTTGGCGATAACGTATAAGGGCTTGTTTGATACCCATGTCAAAATGTTCTTTATCTGCTTCAACATCGATCATACCATAGCCCAAACGTAAGCGTATATAATCAATGATATCATTTTGCAGGCTTTGGACTGTGGTTAACTGTGCCTGTAGATTAGCATCAAAGGCGATGCGTCCGGCACCCGTGCCTGTTGCTGGATTAAATAGGCTTTCAGTTGTAAGGCTGAGATTTGCTGTTAGACCTGTGGTTGCTGAAACGTTTGCTGGTAAATCTGACATGTAATTTATCCTGTTATCGTATATTTATTATCGACAACAGGATAAGTTTGGCTTTGCGCTACCTTGAGGGGGATTAGATTACTTTAAGTAGGATAGTATCGCTGTTTATCCTGCCGTTTAATTTTATTTCTGTAGTTTTGATATTTTCTAAGAATTTACGTAGTTCAACTTTACTACTTGCTAGGAATGTTTTAATTTGTTCTTCAGGTTTACGTAGAGTCTTTTGTGTGCTCTTAGTTTCACTAAATCCTGTGATCGTAGTACCTTTAACTCCAAGCACTCCGCCTTGGTCTTCTGCTACATAGCGACCTAGTTTACGATTCTTAACGTTATAGACCCATAGCTGTTCTGCACCAACGATGTCTACTGGATTGATTGACACTAGTTTCATACCTGCATCTTGTTTAAGATATTTCAAGCTCTTAACTAGTTTTTCTTTAGCTGGAGGCTTACGCACTGCGGCCTTTTTAGTTGCTCGCTTAGTTTGATTGTAGGCTGTTAAGTCAGCAAATAGTTTATCGTAGAAAGCATCATAGCGTTTATAGTCTGCGGCTTTCATATAGCTGTAGGCTTCTTTAAGATCTTCATCTTTGGTTGTACGTGCTTCGCGCACTTCTGCACAGCGTGGTTCAAACACTGCTTGAATTTTACCAATCAATGCTTGCGGAACAGTATTTTTAATCAAGTATTCGTAGGCTTTAGGATCTACAGTTTCACCTGTGTATAGGGCATCCTCAAGCATTTCAAAATATAAGATGTGCTTTTTAGCCACTTCATTCATGCGGTCTTGTATCGTTGGTATACGAACTTCCGCTTTCTTTACTTCTGCCTTTACTTCAAAGTCTTCGTCGTTATCTGCTTTTAATGTCAACACCCGTTTAACAGCATCAAGGATGTATTCTACATGACGATCACGCAAAGGCATGCCACGTTCATGTGCCTTGATCAATGCACAAACAGTAAATGGGGTAAGACAATCTGCACTGCGTTGATAACGATCAATAGTAGTTTTATCTAACTTATGAACTCCTTGCTCACCTTCGTGTTGACGCAACCATGCTACAACATATTTTTTAAGATCTTTGGTGCTGTAATAGTAATTATAATAACGAAAACTTTGGCGTAGATGATGGTCAAATTCTTCATTTGAAAAAGTCAGAGCGCGATCATAATCCCAAATAGGTTCATTACCTGTATATTTTTCGTCAGCGAAATTATTACTGCTAACTTTTGCTTTCTTTTTCATACCATCAATCTTGATTGCCATGCTAGTTCCTTAGTTAATTATTTAATTATACAGAATTTATTTTATCTGTCAACTAATCTGGTTGTCCGTCATCTTCCAAGACACGGACTGCAAGAAATTCTTTTTCTAATTCACGTTTAACTTGTTTATATGCCGCACGTTCCATACTGTCTAGATCATCCCAATTCTCTTCCATGCTGTTCAGGGCACCCCAGAGATTGCGATGTCCGTATTCTTCACCGTGCCATTGCACGATGCTATAGGCTTCTTCTATTTCCATATATACTGGTGTTCCCATGTTACTTCTCCAATCTAAACTTCATGAGGTATTTATTAGCTTCTGTTAAATCTTTCACTGGCTCTACGGTGTCCAGCAACATCACATGGCGTGATAGCTGTAGAATACGTTGGGCACGGAACAGGCGTTCATAACGGCTTTCACCGGGATAGGGTTGGCTCCATTTATATTCCATTACATAGGCTCCACTGCTGATTTAAAATCTTTGTCCCAGGGTGCTTCTTGGACAGTATCCACCGGAGTGGCCATGATTTCTTCGACTGTCTTTCCCGCAGGTGTATGCGGTATTATGGATTTTTTCGCAGGATTTAAATTATAAACCCAAACAAATACAGCTATCCACAATATAACAGCTATAGTGGTCTTGCTATTCCATAGTTTTCTAATAAAATCATGCATTTAGTCACTCCTTTATTATGTATATTATACTATCTTTTGGTAGATTTGTCAACCATTTAATAGCACACCAAAAGTCAAATATTGTTCATAATGGGATATTTCTTGGTTAATTTGTTCTAATAATTCCTTGTGCTTACGGGTTTGGCGACCCATTCTACGGCAGTTAATTTCTTCTTCTGATAATTTTTTAACCATAGCACCTATGGCATCGCTCATTTTCAGCATGTCGTTGGTATGCTTTTTTATCTTATGTGCAGGTGCTTCTAGTTCAATTTGAACTTGAGCCCAATCTAAACTCTGAGTAATTTCAGCCATAAAAGCAGTATAACACATTTTGGTGTAGTTGTCAATGTCGATAAATACTAGATAATAGGATTAGGTAATGCCAAGATTATCACTTTACAAGCCCACCAAAGGTAATGACGACAAGTTCATCAATCGCACCATGAGCGAGATGTTTACCGTTGGTGGAGTCGATGTCTATGTCCACAAATATTTGGGACCATTAGCACAGGCCAATGCCAGCGCCACAGAGTCGGGTGCTACTGGAATCATGGGCATACAGGATCTCTTGTTCCTCGAAAATCGTGATCGCAAGTATGACACTAGTGTATATACCATGCGAACTATCTATCGCATCAATGACAACGATTTTGACCTAACGCAGTTTGGATTATTCCTAACTGGTGATACCATGTTTGCAGTGGTACACTATGACGACATGATCGACATCATTGGTCGCAAGCTCATGGTAGGTGATGTGCTAGAACTACCCAATCTAATAGACTACTATCCATTGGATGAAGGTGTTGGCGCCGCACTCAAACGATTCTATGTGGTCAATGATGCTAGCCGTGCCGCGGAAGGTTTCGCACAGACTTGGTGGCCACATCTATGGCGTGTTAAACTACAACCATTGGTAGACAGCCAAGAATACAAAGACATACTCAATAACTTACCAGCTAGCAACGACGAAACAAATACTAATACTCTGGGTGAAGTTATCAGCACCTATAACAAATACATTGAGATCAATGATGCCATCGTTACTCGTGCAGAACAAGATGTACCTAAGAGTGGTTACGATACCAGCACGTTCTACACTGAAAATGTTAACGCACATGGATTACCTGTTGATCCTGGTGCGCTAGATGCCAGTGACATGTCACCTGATGCCAGCTCAAACATTGCAGATGCCAGCGCACAGACATTAACGTCAGCAGTAAAAATAGAAGGTTATCTCACTGGAGATGCACTACCACCAAACGGTGCCACAGTGGCCGCTGGTATCGCGTTCCCAGCTGCTCCAGGACAAGGCGACTACCATCTACGTTTAGATTACATACCTAATAGGCTGTTCCGATATGATGGACGCCGTTGGGTCAAAGTAGAGGATTCAGTGAGAACTAATCTAACACCGGGCGTGGAAAATCAAACACAACTAAGTGGATTTATCAACGACACTAATCAGTTCATGAGTAACGGTGCAGCCTGGGACGCTATACGTATATCAAGTTCATACACTCCCCCGGCCAATGCCGCAACTTTATCATTTACACTATCTACCAAGACAGTGGTTGTTAAAGTTCCATACAACAGCACCTATGGTGCTAGAACTAAACTAGACGGATTACCTATCACTAATACTATATCTAACAGCAGTGGTAACGTAGCTGTTACTATCACTGGTCCACTGTATCCAAGAAAGCTAAGGATAACATCTGCTACGGCCACGGGTGGTAATGCTACCGTACGATTTGCTAGCCAATCAACTACACCGTTCGTAGTAGGTCAAGATATCTTGATAGCAGGTGTGGCTGGTAGCACAGCTTTCAATGGCAGTTATGTCGTGACTACAGCTAATGCATCAAGTGCGAGTTATACTCTAGCTGGTAATCTAACTGGCGTAGTATCAAGTGCTACTGTAGCAGATGCAAGTCCATTGCCAATTGGCAGTGTATTAGAATATACAATTTACAGAAATGTAGTCAATGAACGTCAGAGCTTGAGTCAAGCCCTGCGTCCTTCAGCGGATAACTAAAGATGGCCACAGCTAATATTCAATTTTTTTATGATGCCCAGATAGAACGATTCCTTGCGCAGTTCATTAGGATGGTATCAGGATTCCAAGTAGAGTTTGGGCAGGATCGCCAAGGTAATACTACTTTACAGCGTGTGCCTGTTTACTATGGTGACAGCAGTCGCCAGGTGCAGGCCATACTCAGCCAAAATACCGCTGGTAATATGTTGCCCACAGTACCGGCCATGGCCGCTTGGATCAATAACATCACTTATGATCGCGATCGCGTGCAGGATCCTACTTTCATTGGCAAGATGCAGATCAGAGAACGCTACTACAATGAAGACACCATGGAGTACGAGAATCGCCAAGGTAATGCCTTCAGCATCGAACGCCTGATGCCTGTACCTTACACTATAGATTTAAAATTAGATATCTGGACATCTAATACCAAACAGAAACTACAGCTATTAGAACAATTGATGGTGCTGTTTAATCCAGCATTGGAAATACAATCGACAGATAACTACATCGACTGGACCAGCCTAAGTGTGGTCTATCTGGAATCTCCTAATTGGACTAGCCGTAGCGTGCC